CAAACGGGGCTACAAGGCGTCGGGGCACAACAAGCGGGCTATGGTCTAGCCAATACTGCAGCGGGTAATTTGGCAAATATTGGTGGTTCTCAACTTGCGGCTCAACAAGGCATTATTAATACTCAGTCTACGCAAGGTGCTCAACAACAGGCACAGCAACAACAAGTTATTAACCAAGCAATCCAAAACTATGCTACGGCTCAACAGTATCCAATGATGCAGTTGTCTAACTTAAGTGGTTTATTACGTGGTCTTCCCCTGCAAGCTACATCTACGCAAAGCTATCAAGCGGCTCCAAATACGGCATCTCAATTATCTGGTCTTGGTTTAACTGCCGCAGCGGCTTATGGTATGACTAAGAAAAAGGGCGGTTCGATTAAAGAAGGTAGTGACCTCGCTGACCTTCGCTTGCATAAGTTGTTGGGAGATAAAGCATGAGCATGGACAATTTAAATCGTATTGCTGGAGAATTACAAAGTCCTTCAGTTGGAATGGACCGTCTTGCTCAATATGCGCAAGGTACAAATCCTTTAATTCCACAATACATGGCATTAGCTGAAATTCAACGCCGCCAAGATTTAACTAAATTAGAACCCGGTCAAGCTTCTACTACAACAGTTGCACAGGACTTAGTATCTAAAGCATTAGCTCCACAAGCCCCAATGGGTGGTATGCAAGGTATGACCCCACAAACAGCACCACAACAGGCACCACAGGGAGTAGCTGGATTACAAGCACCCCAAGGCGTAGCTGCATTACCAAGTGGTATGGGTGGGCAAAGCTTTGCTGGTGGTGGTATTGTTGCATTTTCAGAACCTACGCCTGAAAATAATAATAGTTTAGTGACTGACCCAAATACTTTAACGGCAGAGCAAATGCAGCAGCTTGCAAGTCGTGGTAGTTTACAAAATTCACCAGAACAAATAGCGCAAAATCAAAAAGAAAATGCTGCTTTTTTTAATGGTATAAAAGATTATGTTCCTAATGTTAGTGGTGCTTTGCAGTCTGTTAAAGATTATATGTACTCTGATCCAAGATCAAAAATACTAAGTAAGGCACAAGCAGGTACACTAACTCAAGCGGATATAGATGCTCGTCCTACCCCCGCAACTGTGGCTAAACCTGTACCTGTATCTCTTAAAAACCTTGCTTTTGCTCAAGATATGGAAGACCAAGAGTCTAATAAACCGGCGGTTATTCCTGGTAAACCTAGCGCTGATACTGGGGCTGGTGCAAGAACTGGGGCTAAAGCAGCAGATGCTGCCGCTCAATTAGGTATTAAACAAACAGATACTAGCTCTGATATGTTTGGTAAATATCAAAAGCTATACGACGAACAAAGAGCCCAAGCTTCTGCTGACAAAGAACAGTCTAAATGGATGCGTTTACTTGAAGCCGGTCTTGGCATTATGGGGGGTACTTCACAGTATGCTCTTACAAATATTGCTCAAGGCGCTTTACCAGCCGCTAAAGGTGCTGCTTCTGATATTGCTACATACCGTAAAGATACAGCCGACGCCAATAAAGAACTTGCTTTGCTTAATATGAAACAGCAAGAAATCAAAAATGATGCGGATAAGACAGGTATTACACAGCAGCATTATCAAGATTGGGCAAGACTTGAACAGCAAAAGAATGGCATCCTTTCTGGACAACGAGCAGATCAGCATTTAGAAAGTATAGCTCAAAAAATCTACGCTACTGATATGGCAGCAGAAAAAAATAAAATTGGTGGTGCAGATTTAACTCCAGAAAGAGAAAATCAAATTCTTATAAATGCGTATAGAAAAGCTCAAGTTATAGGTAATAAACCCGGAGCCATGACAAATCTACAAGGAAACGATATAAAAGTTCCATCATACGACCCAAACACTCGTACATTTAGTTAACACTTCTTAATTTGGAGTAGTTATGCCAGTAATAGATATAAAAGGAATAGGTCCAATGAATTTTCCTGACAATATGAGTCAGGATGATATTGCATCTGCTATTCACAACGATATTCTTCCTAAGTTTCCAGAAATAGCCGCTAAAACAAAACGCGGATGGGGCGAAGCCGTTACTGATATTGGTGCTAGCTTAACTAGAGGTGTAGGACAACTTGCACAACTTCCTGGACAAATTGGCGAATTAACTGGACTTACTAGTCCTCAGTCTGAAGATACGGGATTACAAGGTGTTGGTAAGCGTCTTGAACAGTTTGGGCAAGAAAGCAAATCTGCGACTCTTAAAGGTAAAGAGTATGTCCGAGACCAAAAGATTGCCGCCGCTGAAGGTATATTGCCTGAGTTTGGTACGGCTATTAAAGAAACAATTAAAGACCCAGCATTATTAACATCTTTCTTTGCTGAGCAATTACCTAACCTAGTTGGTTCTTGGGGTGGCGGTATGATTGCTAGAGGGACTACTAAAGCACTTATGTCAGACGCAGTTAAGACAGCTTTGGGTTCTGAAGGGGTTATAAAACACATAGGCGAGGCTGGTATTAAAGGTGCAGTAGCTACTAATGCCGTTATGCAGGGTGCTGACATTGGTTCAGATACTTATCATACAGTTTACGACCAGCTTAAAAAACAAAATCCTGATATGGATGATGACCAGCTTAATGGTATTGCATTAGCTAAAGGGCGTATGGCGGCTATTGAAGCTGCTGGTATTTCGTTTGCTGCAACTAAACTTCCCGGTGGTACTACTATTGAGAAGATGCTTGCTGGTAAAGGTGCTACTGGAGTAGGCGCTAAAGGTATTCTTAAAGGTCTTGCAGAAGAAGCCGCAAGTGAGGCGTTGGAAGAAGGTGGTGGTAAGTTTGCATCTAATGTAAATGTAAAAGAAGCATTACCCGAAACAAGTTTAACTAAAGGCGTTGGCTCGGCAGCTGGACTTGGTGCATTAGGCGGTGGTATTTTTGGTGGTATTGCTGGGCACGTTAACGATACTAATGATCCTGCAGCGCATGAAGCTCATGCTAAAGCAATAGAAACAAATACCCCTCAGCCGGTAACTCTAGCTCTTCCACATGACCCAAGTGTACAAACACCTACTACTTATGGACAGCAAACAATGTTTGTGCATCCTGATGGAAGTATGTCTTTTCCAAGTGAAGCCAACAAATTTCAGAATCAAAATGCCCCCGAGGCTCCTACTGGAGAATTACAACAGCAGTTTGCTCCACAGCCCGTAGCACCAACAACTAAACCAATTACAGAAACCGATATTAGGAACATGAATATTGGGCATACGAATAAAACTATTCGTGAAGCATTGATTGGTAAAGACCTTACTAATCCAGCCCAAGCTGCGGAAGTTAAAACTACGTTAGAATCATATTTAGATCAAGGACGTAGTCCCCGTATTACTAATGCCGTAACAGACTTTTTAGCTCGTCCCGAATTTTTACCAGCAGCACAAGTAACCCCTGTAGTAAATGCTCCCGCAGTAACTATTCCTGAGCCTAAAAAGCGCATGAAGAAATTAAAGCCAACTGCAGAAGAACGTGCAGCAGAAGAAGCCCCAACGCCTGATGAACAGGCATCTTTACAGGCAGAATTAGATGCAGAACTTGGACAATCAACTCAAGCACCCTTGGAGAATAAAGATGTTAGAGAGACTACTACACCTATCGGCGGACCAAGTGAATCAAGCCTTTCATTGCCTAGCAACGGACCAAATGCCGCCGCCGGAGTTGGACCAACTGAACGACGAGGAATGGTTCCTGTTGGGAATGTTATTGGACAACCTATTGGCGGAGAAACACAAGTCGCAAGTGCATTAGCGCAAGCCCCAGCAGAACAAGCATTAACGACACCACAAGCGCCTAATCTAAACAAACGTCAAATTAGGGAATACGAAGAAGCAGCTGCTAATTATATGGTTGGTAGAGCTAATGACGCTGGCAAAATAAATACAGTACAACGTTCTTTGGATTATGTAGCTGGTGATTTGCATAGTGGAGAAAATCTTAAAGAGGCTAAGCGTTTTCATCGTGGTTTATCAGAAGAACAAAAAGCTTATGTACAAAAGAAAATTGATGAGCTTCAAGCATTAGAAAATAAAGATATTGCCAATAGGTATCCTATTGAAACAATGCAAAAAAATGAAAATGAGCGAGTTAAAAAACAAGAAGCTAAGCGGAAAGTTGAACAGCCCAAAGTCAAAATGACTACGGAAATCCCTAGCGGGGTTAATTCTTCAGTTGTAACTGATGCTGTTAAACGTGGTGATTTACTCGGCGCTTTAAACGAAATTGCAAAAGGCACCTCTGCTGATTTTAATATCTTAGAGAAACTGGTTTCAAATCGCCTCTTGGCAAATAAAGGTAGCTTACCTAAGATTGAAATAGTACAAGCTGGTGTTATTAAAGACGGTGTAGGACAGTACAATCCGTTTACAGATACAGTACAAATACAAGAAGGCTATGTTAATTCCCATACTGTGTTACATGAAACGGTACATGGCTTCCTACATTCTTTAATTGCTAAGTTTGAAGGTGAAGCAGGGATTAAGAATAAAGGTATATCTGACCTTAAAGCGTTATACGAGTTTGTTAAAGAAAAACATCCTATGCTTTCTGATCGCTATGGTATGGCAAGCCTTACTGAGTTTGCATCTGAACTCATGTCTAACCGTGACTTCCAAGAAGAACTTGCACAGATTCCTTATCGTGTAGAACATCAGAGCTTGTTTACTGCGTTCATTCGTTCAGTATTAAATGCTTTAGGGTTATCCCCAACACAAAAACTTAGCGTTCTAGCTAGAGGGTTGATGGCGGCTGACCAGTCTATTGCTATGGGTCGTAAGGTTCAAGAAGATGTAGTAACAGGTAAAGAAACAATACCACTAGCAAAGATTGATAAGTCCGCTCTTAACGCTAACTACAAGGCTACTGGTGCGGAGCAACGTGCCAAACCTACCGAGCAAACAGGACCTTTTCAAACTATCAAGGACACAGTTAAAGATAGTAAGTCCTTTAAAGAAGGTGTAAATCGTTTCCTAAATACTGCAGAAACAATGTTCTTCTCGGCTGATGCTGCCATAAATAATGCAATTCGTAAAGAGTTAGAGAGGGGTGGTAAGTCTTGGGAAACTATTAAGCAGTTAATGTTTGAAAATAGTACGGCTCAAGCTACCCATGCAGATGCAGTTGCCATGCAGTTTTTGCAACATGGCGGTTTAGAATACGACCCATCTACCTATAAGTGGAAAGCAGAAACAGATAAAGGCAATAGTTGGTCTGATATGGTTCACCAATTAGCAGATATCGCTAAAAAGAATGGGTTATCGGTTGATGAAATGACTAACTATGCACAGCAAGCATTTGTTGCAGAGCGTTTAAAAGGTCTATCCCAATCTAACCGTGAAGTATATAGCCACATGACACCGGCACAAATTGAAGCTGGTATTGATTTCTTTAAAATGATTCCTGAGTTGCGTGACGTACAAAAGACTTGGAATAAAGTTCGTGAAAACGCCATGAGTGTAGCCGTTAAAAGTGGTCTATATAATGAGGCGCAAGCTAAAGAGTTACTAGATTATATGGACTACGTACCTTTTTACCGTGAAGAACAGTTAGCTCAGAACGCAGGTCCTAAAGAGTATGGTCGTGGTTTAATTGACTTTGCTAAGAACTATAAGATTGAGGGTAGTGAGCAAGAAGTTGCTAATATCTTTGATAATATGGAACGTTGGACTAGTTATACTATCTCCCGTGCAGTCAAGAACCGTACTGCGTTAAACCTAAAAAATACAGCACAAGCATTATTTCCTGATGAGGTTAGAGATTTACGTCAAGATGAACGTGTTAAACGTGAACAAAATACTATTGATATATGGGAAGATGGTATTAAACATAAAGTAGAGTTTAAAGACCCATTGTTTGTACACGCATTTAACGGTATTGAATCTGCGGCTATCCCTCATTTTGGTATCATGTCTTCCGTTGCTAATATTCTGCGTAAGAACATTGTATTAATGCCGTTGTTCTCTATTAGTCAGCTTTCCCAAGATTCGTTTGGCGCTATGCTTACTTCGGGTTTAAAGCACCCTTGGCTGTTGCCATTAGAAGTTGCTAAAGAGTTTACTAAAACCCTAATGGGAAGAAGTGCGGCGGCTACAGAATTATCTAAATATGGCGCTACTGGAGTCCGTGATTACTCAGCTACCTTTGTTCGTGATAGTGCAGAGATTCTTGCTGGTCTAAAGAAAGATACTAAGTCTGGTGCATTTAAACGTGCCCTTGAAAACTTTGCTATGGCTTCTGATAACGCAGTACGTCAGGCTATTTACAACATGACCATGAAAGAGACTAATGGCGACAAGGCTACGGCTGTTGAGCGTGCGTTTGAAATTATTAACTTTAAACGGGCTGGGGCTTCAGGTAAAATTCAAATGCTTCGTCAGGTCGTACCGTTCTTTGGCGCATACTTACAAGCACAAAACGTAATATATAAAACCTTGTCGGGTAAAGGTATTGCACCGCAACAAAGAGCAGAAGCATTAAAAACGTTGGCTAGTAATACATTGAAGATTGGCGCCTTGGCATTTATGTATGCCGCTTTAAGTGCAGATGATGATGAGTATCAGAAAATGGACCCACAGATTCGTGACCACCACCTATTGATTCCGGGTACTGCCTTTATGTTACCTTTGCGTCAGGACTTAACTCTATTACCTAAACTTGTTGCTGAATACACCTACTTAGGTATGACTGATAATTCATTTACTGATGGTAAGAAGATTCGCCGTGCTATGAGCAACTCTTTATCTAATATGGTAATGAGTCCTACGGCTGTACCACAAGCATTTAAACCTATCTTAGAAGTAGCAACAAACCATGACTTCTTTACTGGTCGTTCTATTATTGGTCAAGGTATCGCTGGTAAGGTAACAGAAGAACAATATACTGCAACAACTTCTGAGTTAGCTAAATTTATTGGTAGTTCGGGATTGATTGCGCCTGTGAATGTAGATCATTTAATTAAAGGCTATTTGGGTACTACTGGCGGCTTAGGTTTGCAAATGACTAATGCTATAGTTAATGGGTCAAACGGTATACCTACCCCTGAGAAAAGCTGGCAAGATGCAATCGCTTCTACACCCGGGCTAAGTGCTTTTGTTGCAAAAGAATATGGTAATGCAGATAAGAATGATTACTATGAGCTTCGTGATGAAGTAGCTAAAGCTAACAATACGTTTAATGCTATGAAAAAAGATGGGCGCTATGAAGATGCTAAGGAATTCCTAGCTGAAAACATGGACTTAATAAAAGTAAAAACTCAAGTAAATAACATTAATAATCAATTAACTAAGCTACGGGAGCACGAAAAACAAATCTATGCCGCACCTGAGACTAGAATGAGCGCCGAACAAAAGGGCGACGAGATTAAACGTATTAGGGAAACAGAGAAAAGACTTCTTAGTAATGTTCATAAGCTAAGACAGATAGCTGGCTACTAAAAAAAACCCCGCCGAAGCGGGGTTAAGTCCTCAATATGGGGTCGAGGAGAAGAGTGTGATAACTATATCACTTAACTCTCCAGATTCGCAAGCCAAATTTTCCATTTTCTACAACTTGTTTGCAAATTACCTCAATTCCTAGCCGCTCAGCTTCCTCCAGTATGTCCTGAGAGTGCGCCCTACGGTCTAGGCAAGGTACAAAAATAGACTGCTCAGGTTCAAACCGTTTCCACGGAATCAAAACTATCTGCTTCAGAATCTTTAACATTTAATAATGCTTCTTCCCTAAAGAACTCCAGTTTAGTCGCATCAAATACTAGGGCTGGTGCGTTCAAGTTAGTATCTACTATAGTTCCCGAGGTCATACGCTTGCGTTTTTGACCCAAGTAAGCCCCACTCTTCTTGTGCATAGATAAGGATTCATCAAAGTTTAGCTGAGATTTATTGCACTCAGCGCGGTATTCCTTAGCAACCACATACAGAAGCTTTGTATCAGGCTCGTAGCGTGCAGTCAATGCACCCCTTGGTTCTCTAATCGGACCAGTCTCCAAGCCCGTTTTGTGGTCTTTCTTGCCGTTAATAACTAGCACCTCATGGAACTTGCGTTGGATAAAGCCGCTTAAGAAGTCGCTATTCTCAGATACCATCTGCTTGTTCTGCGCCCTAGACTCTTTAATATGCTTGACGATATAAGCCATTACAGGTTTGTGGTCAATATCATGTAAGCCTAGGTTCTTAGCAATAATTCCACCAGTAATGGAGATTGCCGCCATAGCTGACCAGTAGCGTTCTTGTGAAGTAATCCCCGCCGCAGCCTCAATCTTAATTTGAATGTCGTTTAGGAACTTAATAACTTCCGGCAGATGCCCAACCACATACTGCATGAATGGAAATATAGCGTGTCCGTAGTTAGTATGTAATCTTCCAAAGTGTTGCCTTGCCCATAATGGATCATCGTTAGCGTCATTAAAGATATGCAACTCCATCATACGCATTAGTTCGCCTTCGGGAAAAGCCTTAATAGAAAGCAAGTCATCCCGCAAAGACCTATTCGATGTAGTGATTAGCCCCGTTGCCCACTTGGTATGGTTTAGGCGTTCTGCATTGTTCTGTGACTGCATACGGTTCTTAGCACGACCCTCAGTAATATCGTAAGCCAAGTTAGACTTCTGTTGTGGATCCATGTTTGTCATCTCATCAAATAAGATGGGGATGTTTTGAAATGTACCGATGCGTTGTAGCTTTTGATTATATGTATCCTTAACCCGCATAAAGCTATCTTCGGGGTGTCCATAAATACTACCAATCGTGTGCAGTACTGTAGTCTTTCCTGAGCCTGAGCCTTGTGATTTAAGACTGAGTAAATAGCCTTTTAAGTTGGTGAACTTAAGTAGCGTGTTGCCAAAACCCATAAAGAACGCAAAAGCCTTGGCTTCCATATGCTCTCTAGCATACGCATTGATGACGTCTTTCCAAACGTGGAAGTCACCCTTCTCTCTAAACATCGGTACAAGCTCAATAGTTGAAGCTGTTGGTGGGCTGTACTTAACTACATCTGCCGTAATTTCTTTGTCTCCAAGAATGAATCCCGAATCGTCAGGTAGCCAGCCAAACTGTTTACGTGCTAGTTCTGCTTCTGTTGTAGATTGCAATTCTTCTACCCATCTTGTTATATATGCCATAAGTATCTTCTGTTTAGTTGCCATAACTGCTACACCATGTTTGGCAATAGTGTCTCTAAATCTATCCGTTGCTAGTACATCAGTCAACGGCATGATAAATTCTTTAACCCCATCCTTTGGTAAATGCAAACGTAGTAAAACGCTTTCCCCTCTATCAGGGTCATTCATTCGCTTAACTGCATAGAAGTCATAAGGGTAAATCATTTGTACTTCTTCTAAACCGCTTTCTTCATCTTTAATTTTGGTATAGATACCACCAGCCGCACCCCTTGTATATGGGAATGGAAACTTAGGAATCTTATAAATCGTAGCTTCTTCGCCTTCTTCCTCGGCGGCAACCTCAACTGTATTGTCTTCTTCTTTAGCCTCGTTAAACTCTTTACCTAATTGAATAGGAGAAGTAATGTTATGTGGACAACCTTGGCAAGGTGTTGGATTTAACTTCTTAAATGTCGCACAGGTATAAGGACCTTTAGTCTCATTAGCCTTACGTTCAGTAGCAGACGCAGAATAATCAGGGTGTTTATTAGAGAGCGTATGAATGGCTTTATCCCTATCCACACATTGTTGGGCAATACTTAGTCCTCCCCTCCAAAGCGGCTCATCTATTGTCGCCTGATTCTCATAAATATGTAGTAATTGTGGACAACCTTCTCCTTGGGCGCTTTTAACCATGATGGTCTTAAAACGAGAGATATTGTTGCCCATTAATGCTAGGGTCATGGCATCCATCTGACGAGGAATAAACGGCTGACCAGCCATACCAGCAAAGATGTCTTGCTCGACGGTATTAAAAACATCTTGTAGGATAGAGATACTCACCTGAGGAGCTGAAAGTACCATTTCAACTTTAGCTGGATTCTCAACGTCTTTGTAGTTAAAAGTCCCCGGAATTCGTAGTATGCGTGCAGAGTCCGCAGTGACAGAAGGGTCAGCCTCAAACTTATGCTGAGCACATAGGGCTTTGAATTTCTCTGCTAAGGGTTTCCATTCCGTGCTTGGCAAAGCCGCTTCTAATACCCAGTATACGTGTATCCCACGACCTGAATTAACTACTGTAGGTTTAGGTAGCTTTGTGGCTTTAATAAATGTTTTAAGCGCAGTCATACCTTCTGCTTGGTCAGCATAGGGTTTACCCACACCACAATCAATGTCAACAAAGAAAGACTTTAAAGACTGTGCGTTCTTCGCAGTTCTGCCTTCTTTAGGATCGGTAAATGAAGCTAAAGCAAAATAAGCGTTATATTGTTCGTCAACTAATTTCTGTGCTAATACATTTACTTCCTCAATACTTCCCACAAACTTTTGTCTTGGGCTTCCATCTTCTTTTAATCCCACCACACAATACGACCCAGTATTGGGGAGCACTGTGGATAGAAAATTATTTATATCTAACATAGCCGCCTTTAGCCGTCAGTAAAAAGGATGGGCAGGGATATGACGGCGGTATATCCTTTTCGGTAGCTAACCTAGCCCTCCACACAACTAATCTAATTTATCAATAAGTTTTTGCATCTTTTCCTGATGCCTATCAGGAACATTACTTTTTCCACGAAACCAAGAGTAAACCGTTACTCGGGATACCTCAAAGAATTGCGCTATATCAGTTACAGGTATGTCCCGTTTGATGCACACTTTTCCTAGCTGTACCCCGATCTTGGATTTGTCCGAAGCTTTTACCTCATTTATAAAGCCACTCGCATATCCTGTCGACATTGATTACTCCTCATCATCCCAATCAGAAAGAACTTTAGCTAAATCCTTCTTAGGGGTAGGCTCTTCTTTCTTGGCAGTACGCTTGGTCGGCTCTAAAGCTTCAGCTTCTTTTTCAACCTTAAGTACTTCTTCGGGATCAGCAGATTTGGCTTTGGCTTTCGGTGCTTCCAATGCTGGTGCATCATCCTTAGCCTTAGAAACTGTCATAGTAATTGCCTTGATAGCTTCAGTGCTCTTACCTTGGTCAATAGCCGTTTGAATCTCATTTGATTCTAAGAAACGTACTGGCTTAAAAGTAATCTTAGGTGTAGAACTTGCAGTATCAAAACGCATCTCAGTTACAACTGCAGTAATAGGAACACCCTTAGCACCAATCATCTTGGCATACATTTGGAGAGGCCATTTACCAGCTTCACCTTCGCCAAAGATTGAAGTAGAAGGAAGAACTAATTGGAATACATCTCCACCAACATCGTTATCCAATACTACGGCAATACGTTGACTAAAGCGGCAAGCACGACCTTCACCTTGACCCGAACCTTTAATGTTCTGTGGGCAGTTTGCGCAACCTGTAGCCTGTGGTGCTTCAACAGATTTATCAGGATAGTCGCCGTTTGCAGACCAGCAATCAGGAGGTGCAGATACGCCCTTTTTGTATGTACCAGCATAGTAAGTACGAGCAACTTTTGAGGAAGCCGCAACAATAACTACATTAAGATTACGTTCTTCTTTCTGCGCAATCTCTTTGCCGTTTACTAACAAGCGCCATACACCGCCCTCGATAGAAATACGTTTACTACCACTACCACCACTACCCATCAGGGCTTTAGTAGTATCATCCAACTCCAACGACTGTAAGTGCGCTGGTAAACTCATGTCCAACATAGCAAGTTCTTTGCTCATCATCTTCTCCATTTTATTTACGACGTACAACAACTGTGTATTCAGCATCCGCTTGTAGCCCCGGCGGGTGCAGATCGGGGTTTTCTTCTAAAAATGTTTCCACATTAGCATTAGAAATTCTTTGGTGTAGAAAGTGCATGGCATCGTGTTCCTTCATAAATGTATAAAGGGATTCCCAATCACTTGTCCAGTACCGCTTATTTAGTTTTCTCGTAACCGTACCAAACTGTGTACGCAAACCATCTGTACCTACATCCTTACAAATAGTTAGTAATTCATTCTTAATGATAGCTTCTTGCTCTTCAAGTTCTCTAGCTTGCTTCTCAAGTGCATATCGTTGGTCACGAATTTTTACATATACTTTAACTAGCTTGTCAGCCGTTGCTTCATGTTCACTCATATACTCTCCTTCTATTTATAACTACCACTATACCTTTACTCTGTAAAGTTGTCAAGAGTCTTCTTCAATTATATTTTTGTATAGGTCAATCATCTTAGTGTGAATGTCTACCTTTCCCTGCAACATCTTGTACATCTTCTTTTCCACAGGGGACCCCTGTAAGTGAACTACCGTACATGGGTTGCGTTGCCCCGCCCTATGCACTCGTGCATTAGCTTGTAGATAAGTTTCTACTGAAGTAATAGGGGAAAACCATACCACTACATTGGCGGCAGTTAGGGTTACTCCGTGTGCGGCGGCTTGTGGTTGGATTACTAATACTTTGGGGTTTGTGTCGCCTTGGAATCTAGCAAAAATGTCTGTGCGATTTCCGGCTGATACTGAGCCATTTATAATTTCCGCAGTGTATCCTGACTTTCTCAATTCTTCCGTAACAATCTCAATAGCGTGGCGATAGGGAACAAATATTAACACCTTATGGCTAGCTTCGTCAATCACTTCTTTTAAGGCATTGATTCTATTAGAGGCATCAAACTCTACGACTTCTCCACTATCCGAATAGACTGCGCCACATGAAAGCTGGAGTAATTTGTTCAAGTTTGCGGCGGCATTGACTGTCGTTATTTCCTCACCAGCGGCTACAGCTAGCATATTCTTTCTAATGATTTCGTAGTACTTTTCCTGTTGCATCGTTAGTGGTACATCCCTAGTAACATAAGTCATTTCGGGTAGGTCTAGACACTCTTCTTTTGTAAAACGTATTGCGGGTTGTAATACTGTATGCACTGTCTTTTCTGAACTAGGTTTTGGAACCCATTTGAATTGAGTTAGTTTGTACATCACCATGTCTCGGAAAGAACCATAGAATCTTGGAACCCCTTGTGGGTTTATTAACCTTGCTAATCCGTATGCGTCTGTTGGGGATTGTGAAGCTGGTGTGCCTGTAAGCATCCACATCCAAGTGTGCGGTTTGATAAGAGAGTTTAGTATTTTCCAACGTGTTGTAGATACCGTTTTGTATGCGTTGGCTTCGTCTACAACAATGAGGTCAAAGTCATTAGCTTCTACGGCATCTCGGATAATTCCTAAGCCATCATAGTTACATATAACGAACTCGGCATCACTACATACAGCTTGGATTCTTTTTTCTCTCGAATAGCTGTGGGCTATTGCTGTTGTTCTGTGCATAGCAAATCTAAATAAATCGTTTTGCCAAGCCGACTGCATGATGGATAGTGGGCATAGTACTAAAACACGTTTGATAACACCCAAAGTCATTAGATAGTCTGCCGCCCAAATAACTGAACCTGTCTTTCCTGTGCCCTGTTCGTTAAAACAAAAGGCTCGGCGGTGCAGGGTCAGGAACTCAGAGGTCTTACGCTGGTGGTCAAACGGTCTATATAACCCAGGCCAATCATAGTTAGCCCTGATAGGGGAAGGTACATCCCGCAGTTTAAGATTCTTTAATACTTGGGCTTCTTCTAGCCCCCACCTTA